ATTTTGTATCGAATCAGTGGTACCTCCCCCCCACTTCGGCAGAAGATTTTGGGAGATATCACGCTGTTTTAATCCATCTCACGATGGCAGGCTTCACAGCAAACCACATCCATATGCATCTTCGTATTACTTCCTGCATAAGCGGCCAACTCGGGGAAGACACTTAAGCCAATGGATGACCGACCACATTTATACAAACAATAAACAACACTAAGTAGCAGAAAAACCAGGAGCAACAGGGTGAGATAATTCCACGTCATAAGTCGCAAAAATCCTTCCCACAAAGTTACTTGCTGTAGTATTTTCGACAGCCCATATCAAAGCAGCCTGAATTACAGCACCAGACAATGGATAAGTTCCTGACGTACCAGCAGCCAAAGCCGTTGCAATCACAAATTGATCATAGCCCGTGTTGGGGTAAGACTTGTAAATGGAATTCTTTCCATCATAATCCAAGCACAAGTCCGGGCTCCACACAGGCCCACTAACATAATTTTCATTTTGTGATATTCTGGTCACCGCAGCCGTGATGGAGGAATCTCCTCCACCCACAGGTAAATCCTCTGCGTCATGAACAACTGATGCAGACATCAACCCAGCCGTCTGAGTACCCACCTGACTTCTCAAATGAAACTGGATGCGATGGAACTTATACTTAGAATAACCTGATGCAATAGTCTTCAACCATTGAAACGCTCCAGGTGAAATGAACACTGAACCATAATTAGCGTTAGCGATGGCACCACTCGTGCCAGAAGCAATGGCTCCCTTCGCAGCACCTCTGGAATACACAGACACATCAGCATCGTAAGGTCCTTGATACCCTGTAAGCAACTCGGTATTACGGATACGAATCGACGTTCCTTGTCCAGAAATAATGCGGGGTACCATGCCTCTAGCCTGCACACTATGCACAGGTAATGTTCCTTCAGCTCGAGGAGCATTCAAAGATCCATCATTGCCCTTCATTTTCTTCTTACTCTTGTCTTTCTTGTTAGTTCGAGCCATGTTGAATGTAATATTGGACACGAGATGACGATTGATTATAGTTTGGTAGCTTACAATTGGCCTTATCATAAACTTGGGCCCGGAACTCATTCTCCATGACAATCTGCTCATCGGGAGTAACACCGAAAGCCTTCCATAATGAGTACCGGGTCTCGTCCTCATCAATGGAAAACTCGCGCTTATGACTAGCATAGCTGCGCCAGGTTCGGGGCCCAACAAAAGCATCATGCAGAATTCGTTCGACCATATCTTGCCTAACTCCAAACTTGAGATAACTTCGATAAAAGGCGTCGAGTACAGGGAAACCCTCATACAAAGCCAAACCGCAAACACCTGTTGCATACATAACCTCCTCATAAGTGGCATAATCCCTGCTCGTTATGGACAGGGCATCCTGCTTCAACACCTTATGGATGTTACGCACCATCATGTAATTGCCGCCTCCGCAATGCACAGGTTTGCACTGACAAAACTCAACATGTTCCAGTTCGTAGGCGGGTGACTCAACCGTCATCTCGAAACCGTACATCAAATGGTGCTCTGGGATGCCGTCCAACAAATGTAAATGTTTGCGTGATATAAATATCCCGCAATCATCTCCATCATCAATGAACCTCCACGGCACCCCCAGCTTTTCCAAATAATGAAATGTGACAGCGCACATCAAAATTACGTTTCCGAGAGCTGTGTTCATATCACCTGAACCCCTACAGCCCTCAACCTCATACTTCACGGCCCCATCCGGAACATTGGCATATCCCTTGTTCTTTATCTGCCAGCCTAGGTACCTCATCAATTCAGGGTCGTTACCGAAGGCGCGCAAATAATAAGAATGCTCATATGCAGCGCCTGTGCTGATATATGTTGGTCAAATCGACTAGCGTCCAAACCAACAAAACAGCAATCGTGAATATCATCCCAATACTTCTTAATGGTCGCTGCTCTCTCCCAAGGCGCGTCACATTTAAGAACCACATGATGACCAAACACTCGATCTATCGCCCTATAAATGTCCTTCTCGAGGGGCCTCAAATAACGTCCAATCAATACATTATACTCATAACTACGTGGTTGGATTAACCTAGGGCATGGGTCCTCCTTCAAGGTCCCATCATAAAATTCTGCCTTTATGAAAGTCTTCCAAAACCCATAATGTGGCTTGACACCTGCCGATGCCAAGTTGTTGACTGCAGTCTCATACCGCTTCCTTTTCGATCCTGTATAACTGGCCACAAATTCATCATGTGACCATACAGAAGGAGAAGTTATATGGTGTAAGACCTGATTGCGAAATTTATTGAGGGTACTAAATGATATGGTAGGTTTTGGACACGGTGCAAACTCACCATTAGACTTAACATAGTACAGCCTCTCTGTCAATGCCCTCAATACAACAGAGAGGGAATTATTGTAAAAGAACACATTATTGCCCACTACATCCCTCACATAGCCATGGGCCTCACGCGCCTTTACAATACCGTGATTGTGTAACACTTTGATCTGATTGTGGGTAAGTCGAACCCTCGCCTCACAACCAGTCAACACAACACGGCACCACTACTTACATTTCTCCACCAAAGGATCCAACAACGTGCATAAATGATCAGCTTCCAACTCGTCTGCATCACGTACAAAAGTCAGCGCTACAGCTAGATGGATGCTTTTCACTATTTGGTGCTTCCTAACACCATTAGCCACCATCTCCTTGCGAATATGGTGGTAAGCACACTTTTTGTTGGCCTCACTCAACTTAGGGCAGCACAGTTCAACTCGAGCTAATCTGCTATACTTATAGGCCAAAGGCACAAATTCTAATTCTGTGTCCTCCGCCTCCATAGCATCGGCTAAATCAACCTGACTCAGCTGACAAAGCTTAGCCCACGCACGCTTTGACACTCTGCTCCTAACTGCTTCACATTGAGCATCCACCCTCCCCTTATCAACCTCAGTTTGAAACCATGTTGCTATCGCGGAAGTGGATTTATTATACAGGTAAGAAATGAATCGAGGGCGGCTGGCCAAGCACACCCCTGTGGCTATTGCTCCCAAAGCAACACAAGATAAAGCAGCGTACTTCATATTGCAGTAGAAACAAATTAGTCCTGGTAGGAATATGGCCCATTATGTCCTGCGGGACTTAACTTTACGCATCAGGGAATATGGTAATGTACAAGTATGATGTACGAGCCACCTCCACCTTTCGGGTGTGGGTAATTACCAAGGTCAACAGCCCAGGACAGCCGTTGCCCGCGGCTCTGTCGACGCGCAGGATGGGAAGAGTGGTCATTAACCACCATCTGACAAAGCAAGCACGGGAGGTGCAACCGTTTCCA